CCGCCACCGTCCCGCGACCCGTGACGATGGCGTGCTGGGTCCACCACAAGGCGTCAATCGGCGCACGGTCGGTCACCGGGAACACCGTGACGCCCCAGTTCAGCGGCTCGGCTTTCGGCCCCAGCCCGAAGGCGCGAAGCAGTTGCCGCCCGATGGACGCCAGCCAGTTCCGCATTACGCTTCCAGCGCCTCAAGGCGGGCTTCCAACGCCTCGATACGGGCCATCGCTTCCTGTAGCGCCTTAATCGCCGCGAAGTAGATGTCCTTGTTGTAGACCGTCTTGAACGGTTCCTCGCCCTCGGGCGTATCCCCGAACCCATCGGCGTCCACCCAGACTGGCTCGACCGTCTCGACCTGTTGGGCGATGACGCCCAAGTTCACATCGTCGTGGGTCTGGTCGATGTACTTGTACTCGACAATCTCAAGCGCGGCGACCTTATCCCACATCGACGCGGCAGACGCAATCTCTCTTTTTGTGCGAATGTCGGAAAGGTCAACGTTGTTGGCCTGATAGTTCGCCAAGCCGCCGTTGGAACGGATGCTCGCTCGCTGACCGCCAGTGTCCGCGCAGTACAGAAACTGATTGACCGTTCCATTTGGCGCAGCGGCGGTATACGAAATGTCGATTCCATACGGGCCGCTGGCGTGTGTGCTAGCAATCTTTACGGCATTATCCGCCGCACTTGAACGCAGTTCGTGATATGCACCAGTGCTAGAAACATACGTCCCCGCATCCGACGCCTTGAAGTAGCCCCCCGACGTGATGCGGGCGCGTTCGGTGATGGACCCACCATCCGGTTTCGTGTAAAACAGTAGGTTGCCACCATTCGTTCCTACCCGTTCGTTTTGGACGCTGGACAGATTGGTTACACCATCTGAAGTCCAGAAGAACAAACCACCGTAATTGTTATCGCTTGAACGATTTAGAATACCGATGCCCTGCCCATTGCTTTGCGATAGAACGTTTACACGCGCAGAGCTAACGGTCGTCCCCACGCCCAGATTCCCACTCGCATCCAGCGTCATCGCCTGCGTGAACGTGATGGTGCTGTCCGCAGTCGAAGTGCCAGCATTAAACCACGCGTGTGTACCAGTAGACCCGTCTGTATAGGTAGCCCACGCACTCGGCGTCACCCCGAGGCCGAGGTTGCCGGAACCCGTAAGCGTCATTCGCAGGTTGGTGCCACTTCCGTAAAACTGCAAACCGTCGCCACCAGCAATATGAAACTCGTCATTTGCCTCGTGAAAGAATTGCAAACGTGGCGCATTAGCGCCAGTTGAGCTGGTACTTTTGATTCGAACGACAGATGCAGTATCAATTACATCAAGTCGCTTACCGGGATTCCCACCAATACCAACCAAATTATTTGTGCTATCGACCTTGAGCGTCGAGGTATCCACCGTCAGGTCGCCGCTCACCGTCAACGAGGACAGGGTGCCGACCGAGGTAGCCGCCGCCGCTACGCTGGCGCCGTCTATCCGGAAGTTACTTCCGGAGCGGGCCACCACGTACTCGTCGGTCGCCTGTGATGCACCGCCGTCCGTCAGTTGCGAGATCTTGAGGTCTGCCAATGGTCTACCCTCTTACGCTGGTTCGTCGCTGTACGCCAACACACAGCGGCAGTTGATCACTTCGGACGCCGACCCTGACGGATCGAGCGGATACATCAGACCGTTCGTGAACGGCGTGTCAATGCGAATACGGCCCTGCGCCATGCACGCGGTGTGGCTCTCGCGGGTCTCGGCATCCGAGAACGCCAGCCACTCCTTGCTCTGGTATAGGTCGCCCATCTCCTGCGCCTGATCCCACGACCCCTGCGACAGCGCCCCCGCCGACTCCGTGCGGGCAATAGCCGTGGAGCGCGAGGTCACCTTCTCCTCCCCATACACCGCTCGGCTGACCAGTCGGGCCGTCTCCGTTACCGTCAGCCCCCCACGCTCGGACGCCTCAATGACTGCCAAGACTTCCTTCGCGGTGGTGTCGCCAATCAGTTGCGAGAGCCGCTGGGTGCGCTTGCGGATCGCCTCACGGACGCTCTGGACCGACCGCCCGGTCAGCCCCGCCTCGACCGTATCAGCGGCGAGGTCCGCCCCAACCCCTGCCACCTCGGTCGCGCCGAAGGCATAGCTCTTGGAGACGAGCGGGGTGAAGGACTCGCGCCAGTTCTCCTCAAGCGCCCCGCCCGGCGTATAGGCCGCACGGACCCGCGCACGAGCCTCGGCAAAGCTCGGAGCCGTCGAGATGGACTTGGTGACCTTCGGGCGCTCTGCCCTGAAAAGGGCTTCTGCCGTGGCCTTGTAGGTCTGCTCGGTGCGGTCGAGTTCGGCGTTGGCGCGTTCCCAGATCCCGCGCTTCCGCATCATCGCATCGTCAGGCTCGCTTCGATCCTTGAGCGCGTCCTTCGCCTCGCGGATGACCTTTCTCATATGGTCTAGCCCTCGGTCACCGACCGCAAGCCACTTGATCTGCGCCACGACCCCGGCAAGCTGGAAGTCGCCACGGTGCCGGGCAATCCACGCCTCGCGCAGACGGATGGCGTTCTCCTCGGCCTCACCGTCAGGGACGCCGCCACGCTTGGCGATCGGGGCCAGCTTGCGGAACTGCTCGTTGCCCTTGACGTTGCCGCCCTTTGACCAGATCTCGGGGAAGTTCTCTTGCAAGTCCTCCGCCTCATCGACGGGGAACAGGGCGTACTGCGAGTTACGGAGCGTGACCTTCTTATCGTTGCCGTCCTCGGGGAAGTTCGTGACCTCCTCGGCGCGGGACTCGTCCTCCTCCTCGTCCTCGTCGCTTTCTTCCTCGTCGGCCTCCTCCTCCTCCATCTCCTCCGACTCGCCTTCTTCCTCCTCGTCCTCCTCGACCTCGACTTCGGTGGTCGGCTTGGACGGCGCCTCTTGGTTCATCGGCTCGTTATCAGTCGCAGGAGGCTGGTCGAGGATGGTTGAGGGGTCGATGACCGCGACCGCGGCAGGGATGAGGTCGCGCCCCATCACCTTGAGCAAGCTGTCCGTCGGCTCGGGGAGCGGCGAGAGCTTGATGGCCCGGCGGCTCTCCTCCCACGTGCGAAGCCCCGCGTCAAACTCGGCACGCACGCGGGTCGAGGTCTCCGTGTCGTTCTCGACCAGATCGCGGAGGATGTCGTGGTCGTAGGTGACCCAAACATCGCCAAACTCGGGCGCAAGCCAATGGTTGAGTTCGTCCTCAAAGGCCGAGAACAGCGGCTCGATGGTGTGTTGGACGAGACGCGCACGGGCTTCCGCATACTGGATACCAGACAGCCCGCCGTCGTTCGACGCCGAGCCAATGCCAATCATCCGAGGGTCCACGCCGAACGCCGCGCAGATGTCCTCACGCGAGACCCGGCGAAGGTCAGGGAACTCAAGATCCGACAGCGTGAAGCCGAGCGGCTTGATGTCCTTGACCGCGCCGAAGAAGGCGGGGACGCCGCGCTTCCCACGGTCCACCACGCGGGCCGTGTAGCGGTCCTGCATCGCCACCGCGTCCTCGGTCGTGGCCTCGTCCGACATGATGACCGCGAAGGTTGGGGTGCCGTCGTTGGTCACCACCTGCCGCACATACGAGGTCGCCTCGTTGTCCGCCAAGATAGAGCCGATCGCGGTCGCCCCACGCGGATACCCGAACACCTCGGCCTCGAACGGACGGCCCATGTCGAGATCCTTAAAGTGGAGCATATCCTCGGTCAGCACGTTGACGATGATGCCAGCCCAGTTCGCGTAGTCGTACCGGCGCGGGTCGCCCTCGGTGTCGATCCAGACCTGTTGCATCGACTCGGCATTGACCGGGCGAAGCGAGACCGGCGGGCGGTTCTCGCTCGGGCGCTCCATCACGAAGAACGAGTTGCCGTAGCCCAAGTAATCGACCGCGAACTTGGCGCGGAGCTGGCGAGCGGTGAACCGAGGGCCGGGATAGTCGAGGAGCTTCTGGAGCGGGTTGTCCTCGCCTACGCGGGACTCGTAGTTCCCCTTCTCCTTCAGCACGACCAGCGGCACGGAGGCCACGATGTCAGCCACTACGCGGATGCACGCATGAACGACGGGGTGCGCGTTGAAGCCCTGCACACGGATTGTGCGTCCGTCGCGGCGGTACTCGCTCGGGTCCGCTGTACGGACCAACTGCATCTGCTGTATGCCGTTGGGGAAGTTGGGATACGTCACCGGCATGATGGAACGGGTGGACTCACCGCTCCCTGACAAGGCGCGT